CCGTCAGGTTGTTCAACGTAATCTAAATGTTTAGACATAGGTTTTATATACTTATCTGCTATAATAGCAAACTATTCGGATTTGGCTTCACTTGCGTTAGGTAAAACTTCACCTTGCACTAAAATATCTCTAAATTCTTCTCTATCAATGACCTGTTGATCGAATAATGATGTTAATGCTGTAATATCTTGTCCAATTAATCTTTCAATATCAAAATCCCTACTAATTTTTACTTCTGGTGGTTCAATACCTACATATTCAGCAGATAAATTAAATGCTTTTTGTAATTTTTGTTCTAATTCCATAGAAACCATAGCAAGCATAGAATTTGTATCAACACGATCTAATCTCCTAGCATCAGCAGATTCAGCTACAAATTTTTGTTGACTAAGTGTACTAATACCAAGAGTAGCCATTTGCATTTGTAATTCCTTAATTTCAGCAGATTGAGCATCAAAAGCACTAGAAGCTGGTTCTACATAATAAATTTTGTTGCCTGGCTGCGTTGCCATTGCATAGTTAACAGACACAGCTAGATCTTTAGTTTGGTCATCATATCCTTCCATCACAAGCATGGGTTGAGATGCAACGTGCAAACTATGTATTAAATCAGCTTGTCTTTGATAATGTGCAAGATTTAAATAAGCAATATCTAATAAAGGTGGCTTACTAGTCATATTGTCTATTTTTCCAGAATAAACAGTAACTAAAGGTATTTCACCAAGAGAAAAATTACCAGACTCGGCTAATTCAAAATCTTTTTCATTTGGTGTGCCCTGCATATTACCAGCGTATGCACCATCGTTTTCTTCATACATATCTTCAACTGTTTCTTTTCTTCTAAATACACGATAACGACCAGGTTCTATAACTCTCATTTGGTCATATATTTTTTCACCAAAAGCACCATCAGGTAATACAGCTTTTTCTGCAATTCTTACTTGTATAAGATTTCCGTAATTAGATTCTCTATCTAGTCTCCAACCGTAAATATTCGTAGGATCTACTTCTATCCAATAAGGTCTACGGTTTTGTGACCTTTCTTCAGCTAAACTTACTGCTCCTCCAGGTGCAGGATAATCTACAAGAATATGGCTTTGACCGTAAGTAAGAGAACACATTAATAATCTTCTTGCATATTCATCTAAATCTGATTTACAACCATCAACATCCATCTTGAACATTTCAGTCCAATAAGGATCACCTATAAGTGTTATTGGTTTTCTTAATACAAGACCTGTAGCTGCTCTTATTAATCTTTGTGTAAAAGGACTAAATACTGATCTATTTACTCTTGCAAGGTAAGCATCATAATCTTCTCTTGGTTCTAATGGTAAAAATGCTTCACTATTTTCTCTTAGATATTCTGTACCTTCACTAACAGCTTTCATTATCTCCCAACCTTTCATCATATCCAATACAGCACGATTACGAGTAAAAGGGCTATCAGTGCTACCAATATATGTAGTAGCAGTAATACTGGTTTTCAGCATACCTGGTAATGCGTATGTCATTTAACGACACCTCCATTTTTTCAATGCTAACGCTTTTCTAGTAGGTTTACCGTTAGGTTTTTTCATTGGTCCAGGCATACCCTTCATTCTTGCACAAAAAGATGCTCGCCTTTTAGCTGCTTTACTGCCAGGTTTTACTTTTCCTGTGACTGGAGCTTTTAAATTACTACCAGTTGCACGATTATATTTTGCACGACCTTTAGCGGTTAGTCCACCTGTTTTAGACTTTTCTCCTCTGCCTACACTTAAATTTACTGATTTACGTTTCTTTTTCATTATTTACCCACCTTTGCTTGTGCTTTTTTATGGGCCTGACTAAAAGTATCACCTGCTCTCATTCGCCTCTTCATAAACTCCATGTGCTTTGCACTATGATGCTCAGAGTGCTTAGATAATAAAGTTTTTTGACGAGGAGTTAGTTTCACTTCTTTTTCTTTTTTTTCTTAGAACGTAGCTTTTTTAAATCAGCAGACGTAATTTTATCTCTAGGAGGAGCAACCCTAGCTAATTTACGTTGTTTAGCTGAATAAGAACCTTTTGGCATTAGATTGAGTTGCTGATAGCACCAGAAGTTATGAAACTTACGCTAACTGTTTCTAAATCACCTGTTGTTGCAGATAAACTTGTTCCTGTAACAATGCCAGAAAAACTTACTTTTTTACTACCAGCAGTATCTAAAAACAATTCAAATTGTGCATCTGCTGGATCTTGTGATGTTAATACATCATCAACAAGATTTTCTGTTTCATTACTTCCTGCTGCTGTATAAAGAAAATCGACAGTTCCAGATCCAGAAATTAATCCACCTACAAAACTTCTAAATGTATCACCATGACCAGTAACATCAAGAGTGTCTTTTGTTGTATCTAATGTCCAACCTGTAGTTGCGACTATTGCTTCTGTAGTTCCAGCTCCGTTTTTAAATTTAACAGAACCTTCCTCGCCACGAAAAAATGCCATGATCCAAAGAGAAAAAAGAGTATTTATAAATAGTTTAACTTGTAGTTGACTTTTTTACAGTACCTTTTTTGTTTTTTGCTAGATATTGTTCACATCTAGGATCCCAAAGTGCAGGATTTCTCTTCCCTTTTACTTTTTCAATAATATCGAGCATTTCATCAGTAATTTTAGTCATTTTTTCTTTTTGGTAGTTTTTTTACGTCTATGTTGATACTTTATTTTAGCACTACTTGTTTTTTCACGCTTAAATCTTGCTTTTTCGGCTGCTGACATCTCTCCAGTAGTCTTAGGTGTCTTACTTGATACACGTTTACTAGGTCTACAGGCTGGATAACCTCTTTTTTCGCCTTTTTGACGACCACAAGGCTTACCAGTTTTAACATCAACCCAATTTTCTTTAAACCAACGGGTTAAACCGCCACTACTTCTTGCCACTTGCTTTTTTGCGATAAGTACCACCACGCTTTTTGTACTCTCGTACAAGCCATGCGTTAGCATAGGCCGAAGGATAAACAGCAAATTTGCGTTTAGCTTCTGCCTTTACCCTAGAGTATAACGCTTTATTTACAGGAACATTCGCCACGTTTCTTACCTCCCTTTTTTTTCTTCTTCTTTTTCTTAGTCGTAGAATGGTACATAGTAAGAATTAGGTATCTTAATATATTCTAAACGAAGTTTGGCCTAATGTCTCTGGTTTTGCAAGGTTAAATTGTTGTAGACAAAGATAGCCAAAAGCATCAAACGCATGGTCAACTCCTAAATTTTTATTTGGTAAACCAGTATTCGGTGCATAAGTAAGAGTTCTAAGTGATTTTATCAATTCTTTACAACGTGGATGAATAAAAGTTCTTCGATCTCCATTTGCATCATATAAAGCAGTATTAACAGCAGTAATCTTATCTCGTATTTTCCAGGGTGATTTAGGACTCATTACAGTAAAACCATTTCTTCTTAAAATTGTATGGTCAGTAACACCAACTCCACTTGTTTTTCTTGCACTACCAGTAGGGTCAGGACAAGCAATAACTCTTCGATCTACCCCGTATCTTCTAATAACTTCCTCTGCAAAATCCCAAGTCGTAGCTCCACCCGTCAACATGATTTCATCAAACACATAAAGACAGTCATCATGCTTAACAGCACAAATTCCTGCCATAGGGTCCACGTTAAAATCTAAACCCAAAAGTAACGGCATTAAATGTAAATCTTCAACATTCTTATCAATATTTTCATCACTAAAACTAACAGCAACTAAACCAGTAAGATTTTCAAAACTAGCCTCAAATTCTTGTCTAAATGTCCTCGCATCTAATTGTGCCCTTGCAGCTTCAACTTCTTCTGCTGCTACATTACCTCCCTCAATCGTAGTAAAACTCCACCTTTTCCAATCCTCCCACTCTTTTTCTCCACAAAAGCACCACATATCGTAAAACCAACTGGCAGTACCATCAGGAGTACTAATAAACAAAGCCCAACCTTGTTTGTCGGCTAATGCAGGTCTTATAACTTCAGCCCATACATCTTTATCCATAAATGCAGCTTCATCTAAAACAACACCTGCTAAACTTCTACCCCTTAATGCCATCGCATTTTCAGTTCCTTTTAACTCAATAGTTGAACCATTTATCAATTCCAACCTTAAATCAGTTTCATTCTTGCTCTGAATCCATACTTTTGGTGTTAATCTCTTCAATTCTTTCCATGCAATATCTTTTGCCATTCGATAAGTAGGAGCACAATAAAAATACACCTCTCCAGGTCGATTAATAGCTCCTCTCAGTAATTCAATACAAGAAAGATACGATTTTCCAAATCTTCTACCAGCAACTAATACCCGAAATCGTTTATCACTATTAAATACCTCTCCCTGAGCATATCTCAAACTTATTTCTTGCTGTTTTGTAGCCGTCATACACCGAAAATAACAGTTTTTTTATCTTATACCCCCTCTTTATAGCCTATTTCAGCTTTTTTAGGTTATTATTTCAGTAATAACCCTTAACAAGATTAAGTCCGTGGCTTCTTCTGCTTTCCCAGATAACGTATTTAATAATCCTCTTGCACAACCAGCTAAAAAAAGAACTAGATCTTCAGTATCAGATGTTCTAAAAAGATCTCAAAGACTCTACGCTCGTCAACTTGAAGGTAAAACTACTCGCCAATTAGTAATAGAACACGCAAATATAGAAGGTATATCTGAAACTACCGCCTGGCAAGATTGGGATAAAGTTAAAGTTTGGAATAATGAAGATTGGGAAAAAGATAGAGAAACACTACTTCCACGCTTACAAGCTATGAGAGTAAGACTCTTCAATAAAGCTGTCAAAAAAGGTCAATTACAAACTGCTGCTCAAATTCTTGATAGTCTAGGCAAAGTCATAGGTGAATCTGTAGAAACCGTCAACATCCAAGCTCCAGAACTTTCAATTCGAGTAGAACCAAAAAATTAACCGATATATATTTAAGTTCCCCACGCTGGCCCTAAAAAATTTTTAGTTACTTACAGTCCCCCCAAGTCCATAAAAGTTCTCTGAGGTCCATAGAAGTGCCTTAGAGATCACATTAGTTGCTACAGGTTCAAAGAAGTTTAATAAAGTTTCTTGAGGTTCAAATAAGTTCAAATAGGTTCATAAAAGTTTCTTAAGGTTCAATATATTTTTTTTAGTAACTTTTCTGGTCTTTTATATCATTTTGATATATACTAAATATAGTTATGTATTTTTAATTATTTTTATATGTTCAATTCTTCCAGTTCTTTTTTAGTTCCTGAAGTAGCAACACTTAAAAAAATTACATCATGCACAACTAACTAAAAACAAAAATTATCAACTTCTCAAATCATGACCAATTCAATTTCACTCTTTCCGACTGAGGACAGACAGACACTAAGAACAGAAAAGCTAAAGGTTGACTTTAAGTTTAGTTCTTATTCTTGCTACTTAGAAATAAAAAACAATTCTAAGGAATTAAACATTGAACTTGATGCAAAGGTTATCAAGAAACAAGTATTAGAAAGTATTAGCAGATTAAGTTCAACTTATTCTCATGACCAAGAATTAATAATTGAACTATTCAAAATATGTGTTTCAAAAATTGATTCAATGCCAGAAGAAAAGCAAGACGAGCTTGCAAAGTATTTTGTACAAAACATTAATCAGGAGCAAAAGTAATGACACAAGACACAAAACAAACTCATGTAAAAGTGACTATGCCTAAAGACTTATACGCAAGACTTGTGACTGAGTCACTAAATGTATTAGGTGAAGAAAATCTAAGCCAAATGATTAGAACTATTTTAAGGAAACATTTAAAATGAGATTTACTATTCAATTAACTTGCTATTTAATTTTGATAGCTTCAATTTGTTTTACAGGTTTTGAGATATTCAAAACCTTAAACAATTTACAAAACAATTACTTAAACAATTATTCGGAGATTTTAAAAAATGACTAAAACAAAAACAGAAGTTATTTTCAACAATGGAGAAAATGCAGACAATGGATATGTAATTAAAAATCCATTTGCTACAGTTCAAACATTTAATACAGAAGATGGACAGGTTGAAATACCTGTCTATTGTCTTATACAAATTTTTTCTATGTTGTATGTAGGAGAAAGAACAGGACGAGATTCTTCTTTCATGAGATCAGGAGCAGTAAAAGCACTTAATAAATATTTTAATTGCAAACATAACTATAAATTTTGGCGGGAAAGTCTTAGGCCGTTATATGAAGCAGAATATAAAAAATAAATAACCAGTATAAAAAATTAACCCTAGGGAAATCTTAGGGTTATTTTCTCTTGTTTATTCATTCTCAATAATATTTTTTATTGAGACTCAATAATTTTTTTTTATTGAGAATAAAAAAATTTTTTAATTTTTTTTTATTTTTTTTAAATTTTAGAATAATAATAAAAAACTATTATATTTTGAATGGATTTTTGAATGTCATTTTGAATGTCATTTTGAATGTTTTTTTTATTGAATGTAAAAATTATTGAATGTCTTTTTTAATACTTTGTTTTTATATCATTTTTATATATAATAAATACTGTATACTTCATAAACTTATGAACACTCAAACAAAAGAAAACCACGCATTAAACAATGCTAAAGGCCATATTAAAAGTATGGTAGAAGATTTTAAAAAGGATAAAATCTTTGAAAATTTAAAAGACTTTGAAAGTCAAGACCAATTAAGAGAAAGTGTTTTAAATAGTGCTTTATCTGTTGAATTCAGAAGTGGCTGGTATTCATCATTAGATGATGAATTAATACCTGAAGAATTTAAAATACTTCTTTCATGGGGTGGGCCAGCCCTTAGAATTATTGGAGAATTGGACAATTATGGCCCAGTAAATCCAAAATTACAGTATCAAGACTGGGGAACACCGTGGACAGATTTTGAAATTACAGAAGATCAACAAGACGCCCTTAATTGGTTTTGTAATTGTTTCTATTTTGGGGGTTAAATGAAAAAATATAAATTATATAAATTACAACCTTTTAATTTTGATTATAAAATAGTCGATATTACAAAAGAAGAATATGAAAGGTTAAAAAAAGAGTATGAAAGAGAGTTAAAAAGATAACTCTCTTTTTTTATTGCTAAATGAGTATACTTCGTATATAGTAACTTATGAACACTTACATAAACTGATGACAGTTCAAAAAAACTCTTTGAATGATAAACCCATGAATGGGCTAGTTTATCAATCAATCATGGGAGAATATTTAATTCACCCATCTGAATGTTTAGAAAATTTAAACATACAAAAAGCAATAAGCATGAATGATGAAGTAATGCTTAGAAAAATTCTTGAATGTGAGTATTAATCATGAATCTATACGCTAACCCAAAAGATCATATCTTTAAGTTTTATTCTGACCCTGCTCATGGCTGGTTAGAAATGCCCTCTAAATTAGTAAAAGAACTAAATATGGGTATATGTCAAATTTCTGAATTTTCTTATTACGATAAAAGAACAGATTTTGTTTATATAGAGCAAGACTGTGATTTATTAAATGTAAAAAGAGAATATGAAAAGAAATTCAATCAAAAATTACTTGACCCTGATAGGGTAGTTCACATTGATTTAGATGAAGATAACTTTATTAGAAAGTTACCATCTTATTTAACCACTGAAGTTGAAGTTCATTCAGTTAGACCGATACCACCTGAAGAAGTACTTGATAAAAAAGATCAAAAACTAGCTTTAGTTAAAACTTTTCTACAGTTTTATAATTCTACTAATAGTAAGTTAGATGAAAAACTTAAACAAGATATTGTTTGGTTTGGTACTGGACTAACTAAAAATGAATTTGAAGTATGTCAAAACGTAGCTAAAGACTACTTTATGAAAGGATATAAAGGTGATGAGCTATGAATAAATTAGAATCAACAATACCTTTTTGTGGTTTTTATGAATCATTTATTAGTGATGATATAGATTATCAAATAGGTCAACAAATAGAATGGGATAGTGATATATACGATTTAAATGAAGATGAGCAACAAATTTTATGGGATAGTTATTTAAGTGTTAATAGATCATATTTTTATAATCAAATAGCTAAAGATTATACAAATTTTTATATTGAGATACTTAATAGAAGATTAAAAGGCTTTACTTTAAAAGCTGAATATAATCTTTTAACAAGTCCTAGAGAATATAATTTTGAAACAGATAGAATTTTTATAGATATAGAAAAAAATCATGCTATTGATTTTATTAAATACATAATTAAACACTATAAAAAAGAATTAGAAGAAAAAATAAAAGAAAGATTTACAAGTAGGTCAGGTTTTTGGTCACATTATAAAAATGGACTAGATTTATGGACTCAAGATTATTCAGAATGGGATCATAACCAAATTGGAACTTGTTTTGAATTATTTGATTTAGAAGAAGAAGATATTAATTATTCTCTTAGAGAATATTTAAGTGAAACAATAATGGATAACTTAGGAAATACATTAGGTCAAGAAGGGATAGATTTATTAGATAAAAAACAAAAAGAAAAAGATAAAAAAGAATTAATCGAAAAACAACAACTAAAACTTAATTTTAATGAATTATGAAAATTAAAAACAATGAGCAAGCATATCTTCATGCTTTAGTTCTCTCTATTACTGCACCAACTGAAGAAAAGTCTCAAGAGTGCATACAGATAGCTGAATTAATCGGTTCAAGATTAACTGCTAAACAAAGAAATTTATGCCAAAAGCATATTGAATATCTTAATGAGAGTAATTTATTATGAGCTATACAAAAAATGAGATTGCACTTGAAACATTTATCAGTAATGTAAATAATCATTTTTATTACATAGGTGAAGATGAAGATAAAGTATGTAAATCTCAAATTAAAAAATTTACTCAATATTGCATAGATTTTATTGATTCTTTGGAGTATGAAGAATGACTTATCAATGTAAAAAACTTGACCCTAACGTAGTAGGAGATATAGGCAATTATTGTGTTGATTGCTTACAAGATACATCTATTGGAAGTGGTAGATTCGTTAATAGAATACCTGCTGATAGATGGGTTGAAGATAAAGACGGTAACTATCTTGGAGAAAGGATAGGTTATCTATGTCCAGAATGTAATTTTTATGAGTGTGATCGTTGTGATGAAAAGATTTACTGTGATGAAGATTGCACACCTTATGACGTTTATGACTCTGTTCAAGTAAGTGAATTTTCTGATGGTGCATATAGGGTTCATTATGATTGCTTAACTGAAGAAGAAAAAAGAATTATGGAGGAAAATAACCAATGAAATTAAAAGATATTTTATACAAAAATTATTCTGATTTAAAATCTCAAGAAAAAAGATTTTATACGATAAATCAAGAAAAATTTGAAATAAATATGTGCGAAAAATGTAGTTTTATTGATAGCACTTATGAGTTGTTTTGGGACTGTGATTATAAATTACCTAAAAAATGGGTATGTTTATGTGAATTTTGTTGTGAAGAATATGGGGGTGTTGAATTATGGTAGATAAAGATGAAAAATGGGAAGAAAATAAAGATGAAGCTAAAGGTATAGCTCAAACATTTATTTATGATGAGAAAAGAAAAAGTGAGTGTATTAAATATTTCATAGGTCATTTTAAAGTCAGTCAATCAACTGCTTATAGATGGTATGACAAGATCTATAATGAGCTATCTATACCTAGCATAGATAAAGCTAATAAGTTAGCTGAATTTAAAGCTCAAGTAGAACATCAAATAGAAGAATCAATGAAAGATATAGAAAAATTACCAATAGGAGAAAAAATAAAATTATTTTCTGAAATTACAAAATTAAAAAAAGAACTTAGAAAGTTATGAGAAATTCTCATGAGAATCACTAATTAATTAACTGGCATTAAATGTAAAACTTTCAAGGTAAGCGACCCCAGAGGAAAATGCTTTTTAAATTGAACTTAAGTCTTTTATGTAAGTCCAGTACTTCTCAAATTACAAATTTATTATGATTAAACAATTTACTTCAGTAGTTACTGTAGAGTTTGCATACAATAATCGTTATGCTAGCTCTAAAGAAGAATACATAAAACTGGTAAAAGAACTGTACTTAGAACGCCATGATATTGAATTAGAAGATCATGAAATTACACAAATAGAGGAGATTGAAAATGAGTGATTCATTTATGCACAAACATCAGGCTTCACTTGATAGTCAAAGAGAAGAAGCTGAAATTAACTGGTTGTTTCCAGAAGATGATGAAGAAGAAATAGAAGATAAAGACTTTCCTTATGAGGAAGAAGATTATTAATTTTTTTTATTT